CGTTCTTTTTTATATTTAAGCCATGTATTGATACTATCTAATAAATAATTAGATATATTAAACTCTGTAATTAATTCATCTAGTATATTATTATTTATATTAATATTCTTAGATGTATTAACTATATCTCTTTTATTATTAATATATATATTATTAATATCAGTATCAGATACAGATGCTTGTATGGGGCATACATGCCCCATAATAGGGGTATCATTCTTTATGCTTTTTATCACATCAAAAATGTATTTTTTAAACTCAGCAGATTTAACATATTTCGCTACATTTTCTACCCCTGTTAAGGTCTTTTCTGACTTATTCCAGTTGTATTTATACCAGTTAAGTATCAGTATTTCTTTGGTATTTTTGTCAAAACGTATGATTTTATGTACATTTTCAAATCTTTCAAGCAAGCGCATAACAGTATCTTTGTTATAGCCAGTCTGCCTTGTCATCTGAGAATAGCTAACCTCATAGCAACCACATATATTTGTCTGAGGGTTAGTCAGCAAATACATATAAAAATACTTATCCTCTGGTGTAAAATCATCTTCAACCTTGTTATCTGTCCAAAATGACAGATGTACATTCCTGTAAACCGCCATATTACCCTCCTATCTTTGGTACAACCTCCAGCAAGCAGTCCTCACACAACTGATTGCCGTCATAATCATAAAGTATATCGCATTCACAGTCGCACCTATCACACTCATAAACGATCGTATGCCGTCTAGGGCAACTATCACCCATACACGGATAACCAGGTACGGCACAACCACAACAATCGTTAATTTCTCTTACCATTGTCACCACCTCTGAGCTTTCGTGTTGCTCTTTCCCAGTTGTTAATAAACTCCAAACACCATTCAACTGTGAATTTGCCGTTTCTCGTCATCTCATGCGCCCTATTATAGTTTCTATCCGCCTTAACTTCCAAAGGCTGATTTCCCATATTTACCACCTCACATTTTATTTTTGATTGATGTTCAAATTCTTAAACATAGCACACATAACATCAACTACTATGCTGTTTCCGAATTGTTTATACAACTGCGTATTGCTGTTGACTGCTGCCATTTTGTCAATATCTTCATCAGGTACACCCATCAGCCGTCCACACTCTCTCGGTGTCAGCTTTCTGATACGATAGCCAACATTGTATAAATATGAATTTCCACCAGCATTTCCAACCGGTTGAGAATTTAATGCCATAGCGCAAGCATCGGAACTATACACTCTGTTTCCCTGCCTGTACTGTGAGCCAAACTCGTTTTCTTTTCCGATGCCGCCTAGCAACAAAGGTTTTTCAAGTAATAAATTATCTTTCTGCACACTCGTCAAGCAATTACTTGTACCTTGCATATTCACCTCTAATCTCTGCTCTGTTGGACTTCCATTAGTTCTATCTGACGGATTATCAGGATTTCTGCCATGCATAGCAACTATCTGACTTTCACACACTTTAATCTGTTGTGTACCGCCACCCTCAACTGTTGTAATGTGGGGGCAAAGTGCATTTTCATCATATACTGTGTTTGATTGGTGTTTACCTGTGCCATTATCCATAAATCCTAACTGCTTTGCTTCAAGAATTTTCGGCTCTTGATTACCACCTTGCATTGTACTCAATGTTGGACTGCACCCCCCACATCATAAATTCTTTAACCTCATTCATTAAAACAACTCCTAAATCGTGTTTTTCCGCTTTGACACATTGGGAAACACCCCCCCCGATAATGCCTTTCTGAAAATTGTCTGAAACTTCTGTGTATATACTGCCTATTATTTCCATTCAATTACTCCATTTCCATTCTGTTTGTTGCCGTAACCCTTATAATCTCTAGCCATAAGAGTGCAAGCAACATCAGTTTTTCTGTCTATTCTTATATTGTTCAATAACACAGTTTCCATCCGATCGTAAGTTGCTAATTCCAGCGTCATATCTCGCCTTGATACAGTTTGCAACTTCTCTTCTTCCTGGTTCACAGATTGTTCCGTCAACACAAGTCTGCTCTGCTAGGGATTGTATCTGGTAATGTTCCATTGTCAATAAGTGTCTGAATAAGTTTCTGTGCTTTTTCGTTGTTGAGGTAATACTTTTCATCTACATTATCCTCTAAGCAGTCTTTCAGATGTTTAGTGAGCGGTGTAGGCTCAGGGAAATGATAATTGTATTCTCCTAAAAATGAGAACATGAAACATCTTTCTCTATTCTGCGCTATGCCGTAGTTTTTAGCATTTAGGTCTTGCCAGTAGTTCACATATCCCAAACTTTCAAGAAAATCCAACCACTTTCTAAAATCAGGCATATTGTCCTGACTATGAACTTGCGGCACATTCTCCATAAACAGGATTTGTGGCAGTTCTCCGTTATTATCTCTGATTTCAGTTAATATTCTTTCCACTTCCCACAGCAAACCACTTCTTGTACCGCTACCTTTACTCATTCCCTTTTGCTTTCCAGCAACCGACAAATCAGTACAAGGAAACGAGTAAGTAAGTAAGTAAGTAAATGTTTTAGTGTCCGTAATGGCTAAATCCACAGCATGAACCTGTGTTATATCCATGGTTTGAAAATTTGTACCGTGTACTGCGTTGTAGCTTGCAACTGCGTATTTATCAAATTCAACAACCCTGTAATGCTCAAATTTCGCACCTATCCGCTTTAATGCCATAGCTTGACTGCCATAACCGGCAAATAACTCTATGAGTCTGATAGGCTTAGTAATGCTGATAGGTTCTCGCAAGTAGTCAAAAATATTCATTTGTGACATTTTTATCACCAAAGGACACCTAGGTTTTATGTGCGCACGACCTGTCCTTTCTGATAAATTTTAAATTGTTGTTATTGTCTTTCTCGCTATGATCTCGTCAACTGTAACATTTAGCAAATCGGCTAAGATTATCAAGTTGTCTATAGTCGGCATACATTTGCCGTTCTGCCACTTGTAAATTGCATTAAGATTTGTAAATCCAAACACCTTATTCAAGTCAACGACTGATAATCCAGCTCGCTTTCTCAGACGTAGGATATTTTCACCTGTGGTCGTCATATCTACTATCGGAATTGTCATTCCCATATGCTCCTTTCCTTAGATGTCATAGCCTTATATAGCCGTGTTGCGGCATTTCCTGTGACAACCTTTACTACTCGTGGCGTAGACAATAATGGACTGCTATCTACGTCATACACAACCAACGTGTTTGTGCCGTCCTGACTAACTTCGTAAGAAAAATAATATCCGCTCATTCGCTTTTGCCCTCTTTCAATAATTCCTTAAACTTCTCAAACTGTCTCTGTGATACCTTATTGTTAAATTTATCGGCTCTAATTTCGATTTTAAGGTGCTTATCTGCAATAGAGGATAATTCTCTTGCAAGGTTCTTTCTACCTTGCTCTAAGCCGTCACGATAGCCCCTAGATGGTCTAAATTCGTTTATCTTCTCCTTGCCCTCACCTTGACCGCCAGCTGTCTTGTTGTAACGGCATTGGTAGCCTTTCTTCGTGTACTGCAATATCCAATACTGCTCCATCTGATCTAGTTCAGTTTTAGGGTAGTGGATAAAATTAATCTGCCATCCATAGGGGGTATCCGCACTGTAAAACCCTCGTTTCTTCAATGATAGGTCTATGTGCTGATACCCGGTAAGGTGGCTGCACATCCGCTGCAAAATTTTTACAGCCTGGCCTATGTAAAAGTAAGATATGCCATCCTCATCCGTCCGGGTTAGAAAGTATATACCACTCTTGTCATCAAGGTTTGGATTAACTTTCAAAAGCCTTTCACGGTTGGATTTTTCTATAGCATATATTTTTTTGTAATTTAGCTTACTCGTTTTCTTCACCTCTTTCCATAATCTCCACGGCATCATCAAATTTTATATTCTTTCAATAATCCCTAGTCTCTATAGGGTCGTTAAGATCAATTACGAATGTTACGCTTGAATCCCTTGCATAACAAACCTGATTAAGCACAACATTGTGAGAGTCCTCAGCTATTCTATCCGATTCAGAATCCAGCATTTCATTCTGTCTATTTACGTCCATATTTTCAAAGTCTGTTACATCACTCCAATCTAATTTCTGACCGCAATCCCAGCAGTAACTTGTAATACTCCGTCCAGTCGCCCATTTTACAAGGCACATATTCCCACATGAGGGGCACGTATATGCAGGAATTTTCCTAAAAATACCACTGTGCGCTGAATATAAGCCATTTTTTCTCGGCTTTTTTGCTGTCTTTTCAAGTGCCTGTATTGCCATTTCGTTGGCTTTGTAGTCATCTTCTGTAAACTTGCACTCATTCTTGTTATCCTCAAGCTGCATAAACAACCGCATATTTTTCAGCTTTTCTACTGCCTCACGCTCTGTCATTCTTCTACCTCCTCATTAATATCTCCTATTCCACATCTTTATTACCTCAAGTCTCTTATCTGCGATTTGTTCTATGTCCTTATCTCTATAGCTTCGAGGGACAAGCTTAAGCTCTCCAAACTCATCAATATTATAATATGAGCGACCTGTTGACTCCCTGCTTGTTCCACAATTCAAACATTTGACCTCCCACGCTATCTCTAATTCGTGAGATGGGGCAGTTCCAATACTGTCCATGTTTTTATAAATTTTATGCGTTAATTTTGGCGGGTTCCCGCAAAACGGACAGCGTTTCAAACCTAGTTTTTCGTATTTCTTCTCAGCGGCTTTTCTTCTCATATCCTCTATGCAGTCCTGTTCTGTCATATTATTCCTCGCTTTCTAATAATTCTGGATTATCAAAGATGTTACCGGCTAATTCAATTTCAGGGTTTTCAACGATACTCCATAAATCCCGTTTACCCCCAACAAATAGTTCTATATTTGATTTAATACAAACCCAGCAATACTGATAATAGTTATTCTGCCAAATTGCTTTATAAAAATTACCATTTTTATCTTTTACAATGTCATTCTCCCAAATCAGTTTGCCGTTCTTATCTCTCAAACCTGTGCATTGGCAGATTGTGGATTTATCAACCTCGCAGAAACATGAACCAGAAATAGTCCAATCATCACAAGCAGCCCCTGTGTATTTCTCAATAACAAGACCGCCTATAAATACTCTCCCATCTTCATATCCATCATCAAACAAGTACCCCTGCACCCATTCTCCGTTATCGGCTCTCTTTGCTTTGAATAAATATCTATCTTCCATCTGTTCAACCTCCCAATTCTTTCAGTTTTGCTTCGGCTTCGGATTTTGTGAGGAATAATGTTTTGCCAATCTTGTTTATGTCTGATAACTCAAATACACACTTATCTATTGTGCATGGCATTTCATTTGGAATCCCTAAGATGTAATAAATATCATCTCCCACCTTACAAGGTAGCTTGACAAGCCTGCCCTGTTCCTCTAAGTCCTCATAATCTTTTAACTTTCTTAAATATTCCGCAACCTGTCTATGTTCCCAATATTCCTTTATTGCCGAACTAGTCAACGGCATTGTTTCAAGATATTCTCTCTTGTAAAATCGTTCATATTGCTCTGTCTTTCTTTCGCAATGCCCTATTATCTCATCAATCGTTAGCTTTTCCATTGTTCTCCACCTCCGACCAATCAATCTTCTGCCCACAGTTCGGACAGTAATACACAAGCTCATTACACAAATTGCCCCCACATTGCGGGCAAGAATACCGTATTGGAACCCATTCGCCATTATACTCTTCTACAACCAGCGGTTTCTGTCCTATCTGCTTATTAACGCACGCTTGAGCAATTCTTAATGCATACCTGCTTGATATGTTCTTGTGCCTTGCTGTAGCATCCTGCTCAAGTATACCTTCAAGCAATTCAAGTTGATTCTTTACCTGTTTTAAATTCATTCCTTTTCTTGCGCTCATTCGTTTTCACCCACTTTCTCAAAAGGGACTCCTCTTAAATGCTCATCAAGGTCTAATTCTGTTCCATCAATATTTCCATTGAGCTTGTTTTGACAGTGACACAATAGCGTTTCAAGGTCGCAAATTCTGCCTGCCCTATATTCGCTTCTTATGAAGTCAAGAACTCTGTTTACGCTTTCCTTCCTGTACTTTGCTATCTTTGAATTATAATCAAGTCTTATATCTGCAATTTCCTTTTCGTGCTGTCTGATTTGAGCTAAATTACACTTGCAAAGTTCATAATCGCTAATAAGTTCTTGCTTTGCATCTCGTGCGACTTCTTCCGCTGTATAGCCTTTAATTCCACTCATTTGCTATCACTCCTACTTAAATGGTAAATCGTCCTCTATGCCCTCTGGTATGCTCATAAAGTCGTTGCCAGAGCTTGGCTGATTACTTGCATTTGCTGTATTGGACTGCTGACTATTGCTGTTATTCGCATTCTTACTCTCGCAAAATTCCTGTTCCTCAACAACAACATCAGTCGTATAGACTTTATTGCCATCCTTGTTTGTATAGCTACCAGTCTGGATTCTGCCTGTTATGGCAATCTTAGTGCCCTGTTTAAGGTACTTCTCTGTAAACTCAGCGCTCTTGCCAAATGCAATGCAGTTGATAAAATCCGCTGTCTGCCCATCGCCCTGTTTCTTAAATTTACGATCTACAGCCAATGTATATCTAGCTATACACATCTGATCGCCATTCTGTGAATATCTGATTTCTGGATCACGGGTAAGCCTACCCATCATAATTACTTTATTCATATTATTTCTCTCCATTCTCTCTAATTGTAAATGTTATTCCAACCTCTTCCTGTAATGTATCTATATAGTCCTGCCACTTCACATCTTCGTCAGCAAGGCAAGAAGTTTTAAGCACAAAGCGCTCAATAAACCTACATAATCTATCATGTCCAAACCCAAATTCATCATGCAATGTTGCGCATGATAACAAGACCACTGTATCTATCGTGTTCCATTTAACTTTCTGCTCATATTCACGCATCTTTGACGTTGGAATTTCAAGCGGAACAAAACATGCTCTACGTTTGGCCAGTTCCTTTTCTGCTTCTTCTATGCCCTCACGCTTGATAATCTCTAACAACCAAGCTGCACCGGACATTCTATATTCATGTACTTTATCATTTGATTTCGCCATATCTTTTGTACTCCTTTCTGCTTAAAATGGACATTCATCCTTTGTTCTCAACTGCCATTCTGTTCCAGCTCTTGCAACGTCCACTTTTGCGTTTTTAGCCACTTCACATATCTCAGTAACCATTCTGTCGGCATTGCTTGTATCAATGCCCAAATGACACAATATGACGTTCTGTAGGCTATCTGTAGCATTTACCCTAACAAATTCCTTGCAAGTAGCTAATTCACAGTGACCAAGTATCTTATGAGTGTAATTTGGAGCATCAGTATCGACCATATCTTTGATGTAATTACATTCGATTAGCATATGGTCGATATTTTGCTTTTTAAAAGTAACCGGGCAATACTCAAAATCCGTCATGTACAATATTTTTTGCCCATCAGTCTTGATCAAAAAGCCATAATTGGGGGTGCCGTTGTGTGGGAGAGAAAAACAACGAATTGTAAACTCTCCCATTTTTACAGCCTTACTAACAGATTCAAACGGTTTCCACACTGGTATACCCAGTCTTTTCAAATCAACTGCTGCCTTGACGTGATCTCCATGAACATGACTTATAATGGCACCAGCAACATCTTTAATGTTGTAATCAAGGCCTCTTTGTATCTCTTTGATTGACACTCCGCAATCAAGAATAAGTGTTTGGTTGCTTATATTTGTGAGTAAGTAACAATTACCTATGCTACCAGTAGAAATGCATTTAAGCTTCATTACTTAATTTCTCCAATTTTTCTAATGGGCATTTTTCATGTCTTTTGCCATCTCTAAATTCAAAAGACACATCTGCGCATTTGATCTGTTTTAATTCCATAAGTTTACATTTAAAATCTAGAGAACATGGTCCAATATACCATGCCTTGCACTCCCGGCAGCTGCCAGGCATTTTATCCAAATATATTTCACACTTTGCCTTCATAAAAAACTCCTTTCTTACTTTGCAAACTCTGGTACTTCTTCGTCCTCAGCAAATTCCTGTGAATTGGCATTCTCAGCAATCTCAGCTTGCGCAACTTGATATACCTCGTCCATTTCAATCTGTGCCTGCCTTGCCATCGGATCATAATTCTTTGGATACTTTCTTATTGCATTGTTGCACATTTTTCTTTGAATCATGCTTTCCGGCGTATCAAGCCAAGCGCCACTGATAAACGGTCTCGCAAGCCCGCATTCCAGCATTTCATCTACGGTTTTGCAAGCTCTTAAGGCATTAAGCACTTCATCTTTTTTTGCCTTAATCTCTGACTTTTGCTTTTCTGTAGCCTTGTATCTGTCGGCACAAATTCCAAACGTGCTATTCATCATATTTTGCTTAACATGTGCAAGCAAATTAACCTTAACACTATCCCTGTCTGCGGAAAGGTATGTCACCGTTCCGTCCATCAATCTGACAGGATATACAACTCTTACTGCTTTGCTTGATAATCCCTTTTCTTCCCATTCGGGTTCTGTAATCGACAACCCTTTATGCTTTGGCGGAATATATTCATCGCCCTCTTTGATTACCCAGTACGGATAGACCTGTTCAACATCTTTCCCATAGTTTGCAAGTAAGGAATCGTAACCACTACCCTCAATGCCCATTTCAACCTGTTTCTGCCATATATCCTTACCTGTTTGTGGGTCTGTTCCCACCTTTACATTTCGCAATTGAAAGTAACATTCTCTTGGATATGCGCTTGCATTTAATTTGAGACTTGCACATCTCTTCACAATTCCTCTCAAATTGCTTGTATCAAGGTTACCCATGTTAATTTTAGGGTCGCTCTTGACAAGGTTAAATATGCTTGTCATGGCTTCCATGGCGCACTCTTTGGCATAATCGTCCATATCCATGCCAACAGTTTTGTAATCATCAATAATAAGCCCTGTTATTGCATTGCTCCATTCACTTAATGAAGTAGTAAATGCTTTTTTTTCTACAATTGTCGTACTATTTTCCATTTATTTATCCTCCTCATGTAGTACTTCTTTTAAAATTTCTGCAATAATTTTTTTCTTGACTTCCCTGGCTTCTGCCTCAATCTCATCATAAGTCTTTTTTGAGTTTTTAATAACCTCTTCAAACTCATCCTCGCTTATATGCTCACGTAAAGATTTAAGTAATACTGCTGTCTCAGCTGTAACTTCATTCTTGGAACCATTGATTTCAACAAACCCTTTGTCGCACTTAACCATATTTATTTCTCCTTATTTTGTTTGATTTATTTAACAATTGCTCTACATATACATCCATTGAATGACACAATTTTACGCAATTGCCATGCAACATGTGATTTTTCAAAGCACCATATTTTTCATAAAACTTTTTCTCTGTCATCTTGCCATCATTAACAAGTTTCGTCCAAATTTTTAGCTTTTTATAAATCTTTCGCTTACTTTTACCATTCAATTTCCGTATATACTTTCCATCTTTCGTTACATAGTGATGAAAACCTGTAAATAAAATTCCGTTTTTAAACGGAGTTATCTGTGTCTTGCCATTAAGTGATAATCCCAGGCTCGCTACAAATTGATTTATGCAATCCAGACAATGTTTCAAGTATTCTTTGCTTGGTGCAATCAGATAAAAATCATCCATGTATCTACCATACAATTCAATTCCCAGCTCACCTGTTATAAAATGATCTAACCCATTTAGCATAAGCAACGCATATACTTGCGCAACCTGATTGCCAAGTGGCAGTCCTAAGCCATCAGTGCTGTCAATGTATAGATGATTCAACCATTTTGTATATTCGTCATCAAAATAGTAATCGACTATATCTTTCAACACTTCATGATCTATCTGATAGAAAAATTTTGTAACATCACATTTCAAAATCCAACCGTCAAGACCGTGCTCTTTATAAAATTCAAGCATGTGTTCTTTCAAACAATCCATGCCAAAGTGGGTTCCTTTGCCGAGTTGCCCTGCGTAGTTTGTTTTTATAAATTCATACTTCAACCTTGGGAGCAAAATATTGTCACATAAGCAATGCTGAACTACCTTATCTTTGAACGAACACGACTTAATCACTCTTTCTTTAGGTTCGTAGACCTTAAATTCATTATACGGATTCATCCGATATGTCTGATTTTCAAGTTGTTCTTTCAACATATGAAGCCCTTCAAGACTCATTGCTTCAAATTTTGCAGTGCTTGAATTATGTTTTTTACCACTTTTAGCTTTTTTATATGCTTTATACAGGTTTCCATAATCACATATAACATCTTTATCCATAGTAAAAATTCCTTTGTATTTATCCTTTTGGGAAAGGTCACACACCTTTTTGTATCTTTATCTGATTTCGGCTTAATGCCTACTCTTACTGTCTGTGTGATACAGAATGGGCGAACACCGTTATTGTTGTTACAGTTGTTGTTGTTGATATTGCCAGCGGACGAAACAACGGTTTATACAGTGTGTAACCTATATTTTTAATTATCTTCGCTATCAGCCCGCCTCTTCTTATCACCAGTTCTCCAGGCTATTGCCATATGCTTAACATCGGCTACCATTTTCGACCAGTATTCCATGCTTTTCACATTGATAATATTCAATTTCATTGATAATTCAATGTAAAATAAAAGTTCATCACATTGTGTTATAGCCTTTGTCTGCAGTTCTGATCTTTCTTCAAGGCAAGTTTCCAAATTCGTCCTATTTGCTTCATACAAATATTCGTATATTTTCAATGCTTTATTCTGCATTTTGTCAACAAGCGAAAATCTGTATTTCTTTGGGTATCTATTACAATTTGAAGTTATGCGGAATGTGTGTTCAGCCAAATTCTTTGCCTGTGAAATCACTCCAAACTCTTTCTCTGCCATATCATTTAATCTCCTGATTCAAAGATTGAAGATGAGAAGATACAAACCGGGCGAACACCGCCACTGAAGTTACAGCCGCTGTAGTTGATAAGGCCAGCGGACGAAACAACGGCTACGGCTCTTTTGTAATCGTTGCATGGTGTACTCCAAGGGCTAACAAGCCACCACCAATAATCTTTGGTGTTTGGTATGAGGTTTCTATACTTTCTGTATTCGTCAACAGTAAGAAGAGAGACCTTATCCTCACACTTGCCATATTCTGTCTGGCCGTCAAGAGATAAAAGATTTCTCTCAAACGAAATTATATTTTTCGATCCTATTTCTGCAGCAATCTTCTCAAAAAACTCTCCATTAAGATAGCCACGAAGACCACTGTTTTCCCAATTGTTTGAATTTGAATCAAACTCCATGTCTTCAATGTTATCAGCCAGACAAATATATCCAGCACCTGTAATATCAAGAATCTTCCACGTTGTATCTACAAGTTCAAATGTATCTCCGATGCCAAGTCCCTCCAAAAAGTTAGCCGTTTTTGATGTCGCTTTTAGCACTGCAATCTCATTTCTGAGATCATTAATCTGTTCCTGCAACCCTCTCATTGTTAATGTTGCCATAATTACTCTCCTTTCTTTGATACAAAGATATTAGATTTTAAGATACAAACCGGGCGAACACCGCTACCGTCGTTACAGTTGCGGCCGTTGATACAGCCAGCGGACGAAACAACGGCCATGCTATAACTCCAACCTCTTTCCTTAGTGCTCCAAGGAGTGCATGTCCACCACCAATCGTCCAAGTCCTTGTTAGAAAGTAAGTTGTTGTACTTCCTAGCCTCATCAAAAGTGATAGGTCTTACCTTGCATTTACAATCATCAAATTCATGCTGCATATCAACTGATGTTAACTCAACAGTATGTTCAACAAGATTGTTTTCTCCAACCTCCGACTCAATTATCGGCTGAATCTCATCCTCAATCACTTTCTTAAGGTTGGACTCGTTGTAATCTCTTGAATCCTCAGCATAAACTATGTCTTCGGCCATAAAGTTCTTAGAAATAATTTTGGTCTCAGCCCCTATCTGTTCAAGCACAATAAAGTCATTCTTTCCAATCTCAAACACATCTCCAGGTGCTAAGGTTGATAATTCTACCTTGTTCTTTCTTTCTGCTTCTTCAAGCTGCCTTACAAGCTCTCTTGCTACTTCTAATGCCTTACTCATCACATTACCTCCAATTCCTCGTTGTCGTTTACTGCCAGCATTATTATCTGACCATCTACCATATCTACAGCATTCTGCTGATTTGCAGAATCAAGACTCTCTGCATCATCAAGCCATATAGGACAAGCGACTTTACTGATCTGTTGAATACTGTTGCAAATATCAATCCTACCAAGAATCCTATTTCCTTTGTTACTCATCGTGGTAAGAATACTCTTGCCATCTATAGTAGGAATACATGTTGACTTATATCCGCCGTTCTTACCAAATTCAAATAGCTGCCATTTTACCAAATTAAAATATTTGTTTATTTCGTTTGTGAGAACTTCATTTTTGGTCTTATCAAGATCATCTAACAAATCAAGAATCTTCTGTGCATCCGTTTGGGCCTGTCCAAGATTGCGCTTATTAGCCAGCAACTCCTCAAGCCTTGTTTCGTCAGCTTCTGCATCAGACTTAGCGATCTTGGCTTCGCACTCAGCTAACTCCTGCCTGAGTGTGGTCTCTTCGGATTTTAGTCTCGTCCTTGTGGCTGTTGTCTCCATACCAGCCATGTTAATTTCAAACGCCTCTATTTGCGCCATCACGCCGATATACTCATCATCACCTGATATGTCAACGCATAATGGAAGTGCGTTATATTCTTCTTCAAGCTTGGTAAGCTTTGTTCCTGTATCAGCAACAGTCTTTCGATTGAGTTCATTGTATTTTTTAAGTTTTTCTATATGCTCCTCAATCTCCTTGATCTTCTGAGCTATGGCCTTGCCATCAGTCTCAATTACTGTCAGTCGCTCGGCTTGATTCTGTGCAAAATTACTCTTAAGTCTTTCGATATCTTCTGCCGGAAATTCTCTATGGCAAGTCGGACACACAGTAGTAAGTTCGTTAAATTTCTCAGCATTAACGGATTTCCATTCAGCAACAAGTTTTTCCTTCTTTGACCTTAAAATACCCAAAGTTCTTGTTGACTGGTCAATATCCCAGTCGTTATCAGAAATCCCCTGAATTACATTCATCTGAGTAGTCTTGCAATCATCTATCGCACTTCTAAGTGCTGCTCTCTTGCAATCAAGATTTTCATTTGCTTTGTTCTGCATCGCAGATATTTCAAACTTTAATTTTAAAATTTTGTCTGCGATCTCATCATGTTCAGCAGCTACCTTATCCATGTCCATCTGATCTTCTGTGACCTTGTTCAGTTTTTCTTTAATTGCATTTTTCTGCAATTCCAAGGCGGATATATCTAGTGACTGTTTGATCTGTATATCTCTTTCCTTTTCTGCTATCTGTCCGTCAAGAACTGGTAGTTCCTTTGCAACTTTGGACTTTGTGGCTTTATTCATTGCTGAAAGCTCGTCTGCCGTATACTTCTCAAGGAGTGGAACAAGTTCAGTAAGTTCAACTTTGCTTTTTGCGACATCAACGTCTGATATTCCGTCTACTAATCCAAACAGAAATTCTCTCATTTCTGCTGGTTTCTTTGCCAAAAATGCATTGATGTTACTACACATTTTGAGAATAGACATATCAGCGTCAAGATATGCATTAAAATCCCTTAATGTCTTAGGCACATCGTTGATTGAATAGGAATTATCATCTTTGTAGCTGCTGCCATCTTTGCTATATTTCCTCTTCTGGGACTTACGCATGACGACTTCCTTGCCATCAACGTCAAATACGGCTGTGACCGATACGTCTGTGTCATCTATAGTTTTGCCATCAACCATACGGCGAATAGGTGGATTATCGGCAAGCTGATAATCACAGTTGAATAACAGCCACATATAAGCGTTAGTTATTGAAGATTTCCCTTTGCCATTGGAAGCGGCAATCTTAGTGTTATCCCAAAAAATAATTTCCTTATGTGCATAACACATGAAGTTGTCTAAAATTAACTTTTTCAAACTGATTCTCATTTTTTATCTACCTCCAGTGGCAATTCACCAAGTATAATAAGTACCACGTCCAGATCTATAAACTTTTCTCTTCTTGCTACACTTATGAGCACATCAGCTCTTGTCTCCATATCTATTAATTCCTCATATCTATCGCGAGGAATAGTCACACTGTCTGTGCTGCTGTTATTACATGTTCCTTCGCAACTAATTTCCATCTTTTTTCTCCTTTCTTTCTTCAAGCACTTCAAATCTTGAGACAGATACCTCATAAGCTGTCTTTTTCTCTTCGGTGCCATCCTCATATAACTTGTCATATTCCCTTGACTGGAATCTGCCGGTTATGCCAACCATAGAATTAAGTGGTACATCTGCGAATCGGTCAGTGTTCTTGCCCCACAAGAGAATTGGAATTAGATTTCCAATTCTATTAGGAAGATTATTGATCACCCTAGTATCACTAACCCTATATCCTCTAGGTGTTGCCCTGATCTCTACATCGGCAAACTTATGGGCAATAAAATCGACTTTGTTCTTATCGCATGTATAAGGATTGACCTCATGTACCTCTATATATACTTTTGTGTGATTTACACCTACCGAATCGACAACATGCTTAGTGCGGATATATCCGACTACCTCTACATAATCAAATTTGCTGATATATGAGACCTTACTATCTTCAATATAACAAGGCACTAAATCCTCTGTTCCACTCAGTCGCCTTGCACTTATAATCACGCGATAATACGACTTATTACCTACTGAGAACTCATATATAGGCGTGTCAACAACACATCCGGCGATCACCGCATTGTTGTTTGACCAATCACTAATATTTTTTTCTCTCATTCCTTTCCTCCTCTATAGTTTCCATCTTTTGTTCAACTGCCAGCATTGTAAAAACCAATCCTGCAAATGCCAAAATAATCAATATCTTTACCCAAATGGGTAAATGAATGTTAAATATTTCCAACCCTATAGGTACGCATATGATGGCTATATAAAACATAATGGCCATCAGTGTGCACAAGACACGAATTATAATCGTGTCTAAATTTCTTCCCACGCAATCACCTCCTGGCATCACAATACTGACCCATATTCATCTGAGAATTAGCATTGTTTATCTGTTCGGCAAGTGCCGTGGGTGCTGAATAGCTACTGATAAAGTTCTGAACATCATCTATGTACCTACGCTTGATACTCTTATAAGTAGAAACACAGCCAAATTCACGCTTAAGCTGACCATACATATCTCTAAATGTCTGGCTCCTTATGCTCCTGTCGGCGTATGCCTCGCTATCTTTACCACCTAAGATTGATACCACCTTGCGCTTGACAAGTTTCTGAACCTCGTCTATCTCACAGCCGTATAAGGGCATGTCGTTTTCAAGACTACCTATCTTGTCCTCAACCCTGTCCACTCTCTCTGCAAGCTCTGTATTGCCCTGAGCAAGTAACTGAATCTGCTCCAGCGTTGTAAGCGGCTTATTGTAGCCGCCTGTTTTGCGGATAGATGGAAGTACCTCAGATGTTACCCATCTACGAAAACTCTTTGCGTTTGGCTTGTCACTTCGCAAGATAACCGCATATAAGCCACTCTCGGTTATAAAGTTTGTTTCACCCTGACGCCCTAACTCTAATTTAGTGCGTTCATCATCATCTAATCGCTGAGCGACCTTTGATGGGTTCTGAATGTCCAGCACCTTACAAACATCTACCAAGCAAAATAACGGCTCTCCATCTACAACGGCGGTTCTCATATTAAATTCGCCATCTGTAAATAACTGTATTTCGTTCATACTTCTCCTTTCTATCTTGATATGATATATACTATCATCGTATGATAGTTTTAGTGTAAAAAAATATCTGATTTTTCCACATCAGTCATACCAAGAAAATTTCCAAGGTCTTCAAGCTCGGTGATGGAAAAGTCCGTTTTACCGTTCATTTTTGAATTGAATGTAGCAATGCTTTTATCAATAGCACTTGCACACTGACAATAATTCTTTCCTTTCTCTCTTATCACACCTTTGAGTTTTGGCAAGTTCATATTGTACCCTCCTTTCTTTCATATTGTGATTACAATATATCATATTGTGATTGTTTAGTCAATCGTTTTATGAAAGTTTTTTACAATAAATGTTTACAAAACTATCATAATATGATAGTATTATAGTATCAAATAAGAAAGGAGGTAATTATTATGGCTAGCCAGTTCGGATTGAGAGTTGGTAACAACATCCGCAATTATAGGTTAGCAAAAGGAATGAGTATGAGGGAACTTGCCGGAAAAGTTGGTCTCACCGAGGCTACTATTCAAAAATATGAAACAGGTGCAATAAAAACACTTGATGTAAGCATGTTGATGAAGTTTGCAGAAGCCTTAAATATTCCACCAGAAGATGTTGTTGGTTGGGATAAGGTTGAGAAGAGAAACGATGAAAGCATAGAAGTAATGAAAAAGTACAACTTGCTTACAGATGGTCATAAGAAAGCTGTACTTGATCTAATTAATAACCTTATACAATGTCAGAGCTAAGTGAAATATAACTGATTTAGTATTTCATAAACTCTTTGACATTCCTTTTGGGGGAGAACTTGTAGGAGTTGGTCAATTTCCTTTACAAGTTCTCCTTTTTCTTTTGAAATCATGTTATTTCCCATATTTTTACCCCTCCCATACAAATTTGCTATCATTTGTATACTTATATTATATGTGCAAATAAATTAAAATAGAAGTCTAATTTTTTGTCATAATATATTGTAATTTGGGGAAATACATGGTACTATGACTGTAATATATACCACATGGGAGAGGTGAATACAAATGAGTAACTTTTTAATTGTGTTTGGAGCAATAATAATGTTTTTAGGGGCTGGCATATGTGTAGCATTGACTATAATATTATTATGTAAAAATAAAAAAGCTATGCCATTTATAATAGGCATCTTTGGTTCTATGATTGTTGGCGGAATATTACTTGGAATAGGTTGTGTGAACCAACCTAAATCGGAGCATAAAAAAGTTGCTTATAATACTACGGAAATGGTTACTACTGAAAAAACCACAACTGAAGAGACAACTGAGACGCCAACCACGGAAGAAGCAACTGAGGAAGAAACAGAGGCTACTACTGAAGAGGTTAATGCAACGGATATATCTGATTTGCAATTTCAATCTTACTGGGATATGGCAAAAGAAACTGTTGAAAGTTGCTTGAAAAATCCTAAGTCGGCAGATTTTCCATCTTCTGTTTTTGGTCAGGGTGATATTGCCATGGAACGAAAAGGACACCTTGTTGTGGTGCAAAGTTATGTATATAGCACAAATTCATTTGGAGCTGAGGTTAAAAGTGATTTTACTGTAGAAATGTTAGTATATGATACTGACAATTTTATATATGATGTTGTCTATCTCAATATTGATGGAGAGACAAGTGGAGAATATGTGAGTCTTGACGAATGGGATGAAACAAAAACAAGCGGAGAAAGTGAATAATCACAATCTCCGCTTTGTTTTATAAAATAATTTCTCTGATTGCAAGCCAAAATACACGTATTGTCCACGGAGAGCCGTCTGTATTTGCAGCAAATTTTAACGGAACTTTTTGCGCCGATTTTGATGCATCAAATGCATCGTAACTTGGCCCTATTAACTGCATTGCTGGCACAGAAGATTCAGTAGAAATTCCAAGATATGATATAATTGGAATAAATTCATCAGTCCCTGCTGGCACAAGAATGTTTTGTGTTACTTCTTGATATTGTCCCTTCTTGTCGTCCCCTGCTGGAAAAACAAACGTGACATATCCTTGACCCACAATTTGAAAATTAGAATTTAGTTTATCCAGAGTGGAGCTTGCTAAGTTGACAGCTTCACATATTTGGTTGACATCGCCTGCACCAAAGTTATCACCTGTTTGCTGGTATTCAGTCACATCTTCAAAGCTAACCGTTCCATCATCATTAGTAATCATATTGTACTTACGTTTTGTGTTAGATGCAGCAAGTACATCCTCTTTATAATTTGTTTTCAAAGCCATCTTATTCATCTCCTTATATTCTTATATCTTTGTATGCACCTAGTTTAAATGGTATACGTCTAGGCTTAATACTGTCTAAAGCATCTTTAATAAGTTGACAAGCTGTTTCCAGTCTGTTTATCTCTGCTGAGCTAATAAACGCTCCATTGTCATAAAACGTCTGTTTGGCACCTATGTCTTGTGGATATACTACGCTGTTAATCCGTGCAATGTTGTTTTCAAATGCGTTAAATTCGTCTGCGTAATAAAAATCTGTATACATCTTATCAATACCCATGGTTTGATAACCTGTAACTGGTCCACACAAATCTTCAGCTCTTTGTTTTAAATATTCTATGTTATTTTTTATTCGGTTGTAATCCGTCCATATAACTGCGTCACCGCTTTTCCAGTCCGTTTTTGGTTCATTCCACAACTATTCCACCACCTTTCTGGCACTAAGTTTTCCACTCCATGCACCATTGAATGTAAGTTCATTTTGATAAGCCTTAATTTTTGCTGTTGAACTATTGGTTTTAATCAGATTGAATAAATCCCCGGCATCTACGCTAGGGTCTCCACGCCAACTTATTGAATAATCAACTGCACCTAGGTAATAATTCGCTAACCAATCATCAAGCAAACTAGCTACTTCTGTATTATCAACAAGTGGGTTGCTCCAATTAACTGTTTTGGCTCCGTTGTTATTGTATCTATGGGTTAATCCTTTAGTGTCCACAACATACTCATATCCACTGACTGTGTACGTAAGTGTTGTATCTTTGTCAGTTAGTCCATCAAATTTTAAAATGCAATAATATGCACCACTTTCTACAACTGTAACTGCCACATTACTTGCATCAGTGATGGCGGTATAACCGTGACTAGGTGCTGAAAAGTCAACTTTTACAATATTGTTGTTTGAATTGGCAGTAATTTTTTCGGACACAAGTTCTTTTTTGTCGATGCCGGGTTTATATGATTGTTTTTGAACGGTAATTGACTTTAATTTATCTTCCATCGTAACAGTTAGTGTATCAAACATATCATCTTTGGACAGTTCATAGTCTGTTGCGTCACCAATTCCAACATAGTCTATTGACACTCTTGCGTATGGCTCAACTTTTGTAAATTCTATAACAACTTTGTTCGCAGAGCCATAACGATTGTAGTCTGTCCAGTTAAGGCTATCTACATCGGTAATAACAACATCATCAACAAGCGTATCATTATCATAAGTTTTTATAGTAAATTCAAGAGGTTTACAATTTCTAAAATTAATTATAAATCCATACCAACTGTAAGATATATCTAAATTGAGAATAATTGTAGGATTTGCAGAAAACTCGCCAATGCCGTTTGCTATTTCCTTGCTCACATATCCTACTTCTTTATATATTTTGTTTTTAGGTAAAAAACAAAGGTTCCCGCTGTCAAGTCGTGAAAACCCGGTACTACACATTGCGTAAGCTGTTTTCATGCTCTGCATCTTCTCCTATTCTACGCACAAATCCATTGTGAATGAATGTTTTTCGCCTGGTTGCAGTGTTACCGGCTCGATAACTTCACGTGCTAACATCATTGCTCCCGTGAAAGCACTTGCATAACTCGCATATAACCCTACTTCTGATATGGTTAGTGGTGCATTACCTGTATTTCGTATAACTCTAGTGATAGTTATAATTGAACTTGAAAATGTCTGCGGTATATCTTTAGTTTGTGTGACGATCTCATAGTCTTCTGTCACATTTTCAAGCTTTATATCTGCCGCTGTTGCTGGTGTTGTGCCTGTCCCTAACACTATATAAACTCCGGTTATGGCTGAGCTAGGCGCATTTTTTAAAAGCAACGATGCACCAAACAGCTGTCTAAACCAAGAGTAACTTGCGCTAGCTGTTTTATTTTCTGTGGTTTTACACACAGTATAATTGCCTGAACCCGGTTGACAGTTTAGGCTGACAAGACCGGCGAAATTATTTGTCAACATATATATACTTCCTCCTTTAATCCAATGTATTATCTATCTTGTGTGTCACTCGGCACTGCACCACACCGGATATCATTGTTGTGCTTAATATCTGAGAGTTCGATGTACCTGTCGGTATCTTTCCAATATTCTCCGCCATCACATCTGCCGAATCTGTTGGTTCTGTAGCCACTCCTTTTTCAGTGATAGCTGTGGCTATCTTGGTATTTCTATCACTGACAGATTTTTTTACTTCTGCAACTTCATCTGATATTGTTTTTATACTTTTGTCTATCTTGTCCATGTCTCCTGTGTAATCTGTTCGCCAATCTGGAATATCATCATTACCGAATTGGCATAATCCAAGATTCTCCGTTTTATTTTGCGATGCCAAAAAATCACCTCTCTACTATTTAAGTTTAAATTTTGCTTGTGTAGCATACTCATAAGCTGTTAATTTATATGTATCATACCTGCTTGCTGTCAGCCTTAACATTGCATACTGTTTAGCTGTCAATGCTCCATTATCATCATGTAACACGCTGTCAATATCACTAAAATCTAATTGTCCATTTGATGATATTGTTTTTGTGGGTGTAATTGCGGATTGTATATGAATCCTATTTTGCCTGTCAATGGACAAAGTGCATCTGCCGGCATTGGCAATTATCTGCAAACACTCTGCGTGCGTAGCAACTGGTAACGGATTGTGTGTTACAGTATTTTTAAGAAAATTATCAAGAAAATAGTTACTACTGTCTGTAATTCCTGCATCTGCCAATACTAGCAGTGCCAAATCGTACAAGCTAATCCCATTTGCATAATACTGACCTTTATAGTATTGCCCGGTTAACAATGTAAATCTATCTGTAGCATTAAATGTCGCTTCTCTACTATTAGCCGACCATGCGGATAAGTAAGTGGTTTGCTCCGGCAACCATTCAATATTGCCCTGTCCGTCTACATCATAGCCAAACTGTACTTTAACCTCTTGACCGATTCCCATATACTGTATTGCACTGTCTGGATTGTCTGGATCGTAATATTGATCTTGATTATCAACTTTAATCATAACATCCATTGATGGTATGGTTTCTGCTATTGGAGATACATATTCTTTGCTACTGTAGTCCATTACCTCTTCGTTGGTAAATGTTTTTGCAAGACCACACTTAAATGAGTATATTTTCAATCTATTCTGCCCGTAACGCATTTGAGTTGGTTCGATTGTAATAAATGTTATGTCTGTAAAAACATCTTCCGTTGTCCACACTTCATCAGCGTTACGATAACGTGTAGTGCCATTGTTAGTAATAACATCAAATTCAGTCGGATAACATTTCCCAAAATTGACAGTCAAGCCCTTAATAGTCTGCGGATTTGCAAACACCATTGTAACTGTTCCCATAATATCAGCAGTTACAATGCCGTTGTTATAGTAATCAGTGCCAATTCTAGGCAAGAAAAAAGCATTGCCATCGAGGACAGCAATGCCAGGTTCTGCTGTAGCATATATTCTAGTTACTTCTTCGCCATCAAAAGGGGCAATGTCATTAGAATATGCTACTGTTTTTGTTTGTTTGTCTAGTTTTATTTCGTTTTGGGCTCGGGAATTTACAAGGCCTATTGTTGCTTTGATATAACCTCTGTTTCGGTTAAGGGACTTCATAGATTCCTTATATTTTTTGCTTACATTTTGCATTACATCACCTACCAGTATCTATAAGGTTGAACTGACAGTTACGATATTTAGTTACTATGTGCGATTTTGGACTTGCAAACAATGGTTCTGCTGTTCTGTCGCCTGGGTACATTATAATTGTTATCGGTTTACCTGTGCGATAATCTTCAAATGTAACTGGAATATAAAATGGTTCAACCGCTTTTAACATTGCTTGCCAAATTTTTGGTTCAAGGCCGACCCACTTCATATTGTCCAGTTTATACAAGTCTCTGCCAATCCTTTGACCGATAGTTACATTGTTTGCATTACGGCCGGCATTAACTGTCGTTGTAATAGTATAAGTAAAGCCAACAGCGGGACATGGAAAGTCCACACCGTTGACATTTAAAAAACTTGATAATCCTTGTGCCATATTATCACCTCTATGCTGTTGTAAATTGATGACCGTTACGTGATCTACGCCTATCCGTTTCACTGACAAGGGTTCGACCATCAATATTGATAGATGTATCTTTATCTGCTGTTTCCCTTGTATTCCGGGCAATTTGGGAGAGATAAGGCGTAAGTGCGTCATCAACTGCTTGCCTAACTCCACTTGCTATACCGGCGGTAATCTGTTCGTTGTTTGCAACGACAGACTTTCCGTTGTCAAACTTACCCATTATCTCACCTTGGTTTGCACGGAACCAACCATCTTCCGGAAATCCACCGGTTGCGTAAGTCGGCATAAAACTAAATGTACCAGACATTGCTTGCTTAAGTGGGTCTGATGCTTGCTTAACATTGAATTTTATTTCTTTTTGGGACATACCCATGAAAATTTTGTTTGCGGCATTTTCACCAAGTTTTTTTAAGCCCTCATCTGTCTGTGTCTTAATATTGTACTGTACACTTTTCCCAGTAAAGTTTTTTTGCAATGCATCATTAATTGACTTAACCGCACTACCGCTAGTTGTTGGCTTGCCATTAACAGCGGTATTTGCGTTATACTTAACTGTTTTATCTTTCCAGTACCGACTGAAAATATTGGATATGCTAGAAAGTTTTTCACCTGTAGTTGCATTTTGACCGTTTATAGCGGTTTGCGCATCATATTTGGCGTTCTTGCCTTTCCATACAGATGACCACCGATTAGCTATTCCGGATAAGATGCTGCTACTTGATGTATTTTGTCCATTTGTGGCGGTTTGCGCATCGTACTTAGCACTCTTGCCTTTCCAGGTATCGGCCCATAATTTTCCTATATTTCTTATGGTCGCTACGTTGTCTGTCTTATTATCATTTACTGACGTGTCTACGTTGTAATCAACATTTTTTCCATCAAAAGCCGATATAGCACCGCGAACTGATTTATTCAGTTTTTTATAGTCTTTATCAGTCTTTCCGTTGGTGGTCGTATCAATATTGAACTTGTTGCTTATGATTCCTGACAATCCAACTATAGGGCTTGTTTTCATTCCGAATTTTGCAACACTGCTTAATTTGTCCGCAATTTTCTTGAGATATTCCCAAAGTGTTTTCAATTTTTCAGTAATTGAATTTAAAACAGACTTAATAATATCCCATGCAATTTGGACTTTTGCACTTATATCCGCAATTTTTTTAACAATCCAGTTACCAATTAATTGCCGAATAACTGAACTAATTGCTGATGCAACAGACAATATAGGCGAAAGTACGGTTTTTATCGAACTTAATGCCGGGGAAATTTTTTCACCTATTGCATTGGCAACTTTTGAAATAACCGAATAAACCGTACTTAACAAATTTGAGACTGTGCTTAATGCGGGTTTTAATACTGTTACAACCTTATCTGTATATGGAGACAACTTGCCCGCACCAGATTTGATCTTGTTGATTATATCTACAATTAAATTCATTGGTGCAATAATATATTCAAGTGCTTTTTTTATGCCCTTGAATAATTTTGAATTGGATATTTTGCTATATGCACCTTCTCCAAATACTTTATCAATTATTGCTTGGCCTACACCTTCATAAATTTGCAATGGTATTTTAGGAATTTCTTTTGCCATAGTGACAATTAGTGAGCCTAAATTCCAAACAAGATTTCCCCAGTTTATACCGCAAATAAAATCAACAACTTTTTGCCCTAATTTTTGCCAGAGATTATCCTTATTTGCGGTATCAAAAGCACTAACAACATATTTACATATGCCTATAGCAAAATTAGACAATGTTGCTCCTGTAAGCCCAGCATCCCAGGTATTGAGAAATCCAGTTATTGAAGATATAAGCGATTTACCCAAGTTTTTCCAATCAAAATTGATCGCAAAAGTATTCCCAGCACTAAGCGCTGTATTTATTGCGCCGGCAATTGTTGAACCAAGATTAGAGAACAATCTCGGAGTAATGAGGCCATTCAAGAAGTCGGCAAGTCCTTTGCCAAAATTTTTTGCCTTTTTGTATACCCTATTCCACTTAATAGATTCCATTGCCTTAGACAAACTATCACTGATATACTTGCCTAATTGGTTAAGGTTTTTGATGCTAGACTTGTAAAGTCCCTCTGTTTCTTTTATTTGGTATTTAAGTCCATTGTTGCCACCAGCACCGCTTACACCAGTGCCTCCACCAGAACCACCACCACCGTTTGTGCCTGTGTCTTTATCCGGTTCAACAACATTTAACTCATCAATTCCAAGAAGATGTGTTTTTAAATCTTTGGCCGCTTTGGCGGCTTTTTTAGTTCCGCTTGCCATATCATCAGCAGCACCGGCAGCACCTTCAAAATCATCAGATATAGCACCCTTTTGTATCTCTAGTTTCCATCCAAAGATTGCGCCAAGGGCATTTACTACCTTTTCGGAAAAAGTGTAAACCGCCGATAAAGCCTTATTAAGAGCCTGTACAAGCGGTTTTAACATATTGACAAATGCATTACCCCATACGCCAGCAACTGCCTTTATTTGTTCCTGTAAGATGCGTAACTGGTTAGCCCATGTCTGGCTAGTACGCGCAAAATCCCCCTGTACATTCTTGGTGTTATCCATGACATACTGATATCTCAGCATTGTTTTTTCCAGCTGAGTCATAGAAGATATGTTGGCGTCAAGACCTTTTTTCATCGCATACTCTTTCAGAGTAGCGTTTGTAAGGTCAATACCAAAAGCTCGCATAGGCTCTGTCTCGCCAGTAAAGATTGACCATAATTTACGAGAACTTTCTTCCTGTGAGATATTGTAGAAAGAGGCTAAGTCTGCCGATAATGCAGTAAGCTGTATTGACATATCAGACATATCTTTAACGGGCGCACCCATAGCAAGTCCCATAGCCTGAAATCTACCAGCTGTCTGTTTTGCCGACAATTCTGACATTCCATACGTCTTTATCGACGTTTTTGAAAACTGCTCTAATTTGTCTGTGTATTGGCCAAAAGTATTAACAACGACATTCTGCACCTCAGTAAGGTCAGAGGAAATGTCTATGGCTTTTTTGAATCCACTTAAAACTCTTTGCGCTGCCCAAAATGTTGCATAGATTTTTCCAACTGCCGATGCAAGGCTCCATATATGTTTTCTAGCACTTTTAGCGCTGTTGCCCATACCGGAAAAACTGTTTTGTATGCCTCTGCTTGCACTTGCCGTTCTACTTCCTTGTGCTGCCAGATTTGCAAGTGCATGAGTCATTTGTATTACATTTTGTGAAACTTGTGGTGCTGTAGCCATAACTTGCATAAACTTCTTAAGTTCTGCTGCAAGTGTCCCTAGTCCACCTGCTGTTTGTGTGGCTTTTGCACCTACTGATGCAAGATTGCCAAGTGCAGTGGTCATCTGTATTGTTCCAGTGGATAATTGCGGTGCAAGTGCCATGGTATTAAACAGATTGCGAAGCGTAACGGACAACTGTGGCAATGCTGCTGATACGATACTTGCTTTTTGCCCAGAATTTGCAAGTCTACCAACTGCATTGGTGAGCTGTATTACATTTGTGCTAACGTTCTGTGCACCCTGTAACGTGCTAGATAAGCCTACAATTGCATTTCCAAGTTGGCCTATAGCATTTATATTCATGCCGTTAATGTTCGAATTAGACAGCCTTGTAATGGAATTAATGAAGTTTGTAAGACCCTTGTTGTTGAACTGCATGTTTCCCAGTACTGATATACTGGAGGCAAGTGGACTTATGCTATTTGCAACCGCTGTAAGTTTTGCGCTGTTGATGTTTTCAAATTGCTTTATACCCTTGGCAGCTCTGTTAAAATCAGGCATTTTTACATTTTTTATTGCATTCATGCCCTGTGCAAGCTGGTTCATGCCCTGTGCAAACTTAGATATACCATTACTATCAATTCCTTGTAATGTCTTAGATAGTGTGCCGAGCTTATTTGACAGTTTATCTACTGCATTAACCGCCTGTGTCGCACTTGCATGTATCTTAACTTCAAGATTATCTACTGTTGCCATGTTTCACCGCCTTGTTGTAATAAAAAAGACGGCAAAAACATCAGTCCTTGCCGTCAATCATATTGTGTGTCCTATCCCATTCTTGTTTTGCCTTTAATCGTTCTTCAATAAACTCATTTCTAAGTCTATTTACCCTATCTTCTCCATTTTCCATAAGTGGAGCTTTAAGATACTCTGAACTTGCTTTCTTGCCGTTAAGGCAATGATCTATTGCAAAGCAAAGAGCAGATCTGACATACGTTCCTACCCATGCATATACTTGTGAGTCGTGTTCTTTTTCTGCCATATGATATGCTTTTTCATATGGTTCAAGCTCTGCTGGGCAAGATTTGTCAATATCCTCAACTGTAAGTCCATAGCCTTTGGTCATCATTAACCAACGGGGTAGTATTTCGTTACAGTAATTTTCGTAATTAAAATCTTTGTTATCCTGTTCAAGGATTATTTCTGTGCCTGATTCTGCACTTTCGCTGTCTCTTCCTCGAACAGTTTCTTTAAAAAACCATTGTGAAGCATCTCATTTGAGACATCCTCCTGAAGCTTAAGAAAATCTCCATTTTCTTCGTCTACAAAATGGTCAAGCATATCCTCAACCTTACTAAGCTGTTCGTCACGGCCTTTCCCTGTAGTCAAGTTGTAGCCAAACTCATCTGAATGATTAGCCTGTAATCCGGCAAGTAAGATTTGTGGCATTAACAAGTACATTTGCTCCATTCCCTCTATTGCTCCAACTCCATCGTCTGTACTTGACTGCATTACTCCAATTCTTGCCAGCTTGCTGATAAATCCAGCCCTAGCTACTGCCTTATTACCAAACTTAATATTGTATTCCCTGTTATTCATTGTAATTGTCATAATATTTTCCTTTCCTCCTACTCTTAATAGGAAAGGGGCAGTCCGAAAACCGCCCCTTGTTTGCTTAATACGTGTAATCAGCCGATTTTGTATCTTTTGTATCGTCATCACTCAGCACGGCTGTATCTGAGTGGTTTGCTATTCCCCCGGTGTAAAATCAACCTTTGTATCAAAGCCGACAAGATCTTCGAGTATAAGGTTGATCTCAACCGTTAAGAGCTCATTCTGACCCTTTGAAGCCACTGGAAGAACTGATGGTGGCTGAGCCTTGATAAACTCTGCCTTGGTAAATCCAGGTGTGATTGTCTCAAACCACATAGATTTACCTGTTCCCTCTAACTTTTTGTACTCTTCAAGCACCTTTTCCCACTCCGTCAGTGTATCTGGTGTCCAGTTGACTGTTACTGTGTATGTATCAGATACAGTGGTTCTACCAGATATGTTTTTTGTGGAATAATCTTCAAGAGCAGATGCGTCAATAGCCTCAGGTTCTGCTGTAGCATCGCCAAGCTCATTGATTCTGGTCAACTGAGTAAATTTGGTCGGCTTTTCGCCTGCGACTGTTTCAACACCATAACCAAAAGTAATGCCCAGTGTACTTAATCCTGGTACTGCCATGTCTTTACCTCCTTAAAAATGTGCATAAAAAAAGAGCCACATGGCTCTAATTGCTAACTATAATATTGTGTCGCCGGCCCCAAACACACGGCTGAATCGCATGTTACATATATAGGTTCCACCATTAACACTGTATTGAGGTGTTCCGGTGACTGAAAATCTCATTTGTTTATATATGTCCGTTATTTTGGACACAATCTTTCTACATTCGCTGTGATTCTTGTTAGAAGTCACATCAACCTGTATTGTTTCTCTTACAGCGTTGATTGTCTGTCCCTCTAAATCTTGTCCCAGTTCCATTCCAGGTAGTTCGTGAATATAGACTGTTGGAAATACTGCTGGTTGATCTGATTCCCCTTTATCTGTAACGTTAAGCGTTGGGTATTTATCCTTTAACTGTTCTGTTGCTTTGGCCTTGACAATGCTATATATTGTCGGGCCAAGTTCTATTGCCCATGCATTATCCATTGCCGAACACCTCTTTCACAACGTTCTTGACTTTTCTTTCAAGTTCACGAGCAGTATTGTACATATATGGCCTAGATGGCATACCCTCCGTAAACCACCAATGACCATTATCGTCTCTGTAAAACCAACCAATTCGACCATCTTTGAGTTGGTGGATTGTTTGACCGCTTGCATATTGCCAAGATACTCCTGGAGGTAATTCGCCTTTGTATGGTTTCTTTTGACCTATAACACCAATTCCAAACTCAACAAATGCTGCATGATCTGTTCCGGCTACAACCGCCCATGTGTGACTACCCTCTGTATCTGTAACACACTCTGATTGTATACTTTCAATCAACTCACCCTTAAATATCGCGTCTAAGTTCGCGAGTTGAACTCTAGCAACTTCTACGCCATCATCAGCCAATCTTTCAGCAATAACGGCGCATTTATGGTCAAGCCTTGCTTGATAGGCTTTAAGCTCCTTAATTGCATTCTGTAAACTGCTCACAGACAAAGATACATCTATTGTTTTTTTCACTTGACCACCGCCTTAAGGACATATTTTGTTGACCGCAAAGCTGGCTTGACTCCTACAACTGTAAAATCAGCAGAAGTTTTATCAATATAGCCATCCTCTGTGTATTCAACTTTGCTATCAAGCCATATAATGTCACTTTTTTTGATAGGGTATGCTCCTCTATCTGTAACTATGATTGCATCAAAATCGTTGACATCAAAGCCATATTCTTTTGCTTGTGCCTCACCGCCAGAGAAAGAGATATTAGCCCTAAATGATATAGGCTCTTCGTATGATATTTCCTTATGGTCTATAAGAGGTATTTTTTGTCCCTCTTCTGTGATGAAATACTTTATATTGCCATTATCATCTTTTTCATATATCTCTACTTCTTTGCCATAAGAAGCATATTTCATAGATTGCTTATTGATCTCAAGCGACATTACTTCACATCCTTGCCAAATCGTTTCCAAAGCTCAGATAACTTTTCCCAACCATACATTGCTACAAAGGCAACTACAAATCCGGCTAGGATAGCTGCAAGAATCATATACCAAAGTATTGTCATATGTATGTACTGCATATAGGCGATAAAAGCCACAACGGTAATGCCTATGGACAGCACAAACACCAATATGTCGGTTGGTATCTTCTTAAATATACCTACGCCTTTGATTACTTGTGTAATTACCGCCACAACAAATGTAAGTGCGCCTATGACAGACATTATAATAGCCATGTTGGCTACAAGACTCTGTATAACATCCATTTTTACACCTCCTTGTTTTCGTTGAGTCGTGCTTCCATTCCATCTATGCGATGATGAAGTGACTTGACACTTTCCTCAACCTTAATAATTCTGTTGTCGTGAGAATTAAGTTCTTTTCTCATTTCTACGACTTCATCTTTTATGTCCTTAGTGTTGCTAGATATGGCATCTAACTTCATATTTATGCGGGTGTTTTCTCGGACTCTATCCTCTAGGTCTGAGTTATCAGTTCTTCTATTATTCTTGATATTCAGCACAAGGCTGACAATTCCAAAAAAAATAGAGAAAGTAACCGATATGATGCTGATAATTATTGCTACTGGCATACATCTACCGCCTTTCTCTTATGTTCGCATACTGCCCACCACCACCACAATGTATGCCCTCTGCTACCGTTAGGTAACGCACAATCTTCTATAATATCTCAACAAATGGGAATACATCAGCTAGCAGCTTATTTCTGTCAATCCAACTACGACTGACTCCATTTTCGCCGAAACTTGCCATGTATTCCTCACCAGCTTGAGATAAGTCATATACTGCCAAACTGACTATATTGGTAGTATATCGTATCATATCTTCTTCTATTTGCTCATTCGTGTAATCAGATGGGTAATTACGCTTGTTGCGTATTTCCTGCTTAATTTCTTCAATATGCTGCTCTATTCTTGGATTATCTTGTAGATCAGTCCACTTGATAGAGCCATCGTCACCGACTTCATATTGACCTTTTCGTATTTTGACTTGCTCTACCAATGTATATTCCATGACTACCTCCTACAAAGCAAAATGAGCTATAAGCACTTCTTTTAATGCGCCGCCTGTCATGTTTTCGGCGTTATCTATACCCTCTGATATTGCAAGCGCTTTTAGATCGTCTGTTGACATTCTGTTGATCTCGGTCTTGGTATGAATAGCAACACCAGAATCAGTTTTTTCTGTTTCTGGTTTGCTTGTTTCCGGAACGTCATTTCCGGCATCATACCATACCCCATCTTTTACAACGATATAGGGATATATCATAAGTTGCCTCCTACTCGTGATGAACTTCAATTACGGCAGTGCTATCCATATTTTCATAAGATGGCAAAACAACCTCAGATGCAAATGTTGACATCTTCATTGGTGGACCGTACTCTGTCTTTGTAGCGACTGTAATTCCTGTACCATACTGAGTTACATCAACATCTGCTACCTGTCTTGCAGTTCTCTCTTCTGGTGTAGTGCCAAACCATGTATTGCCAAGATTAGCCTCTGGCAGAAGTGTAACCTTATTATCTGGATAGAAATACTGTTCATTACCCTCGTCATCAATGTACATCTTATCGTAAAGCACGATAGTAAGTTTTGTTCTCTTCTGCACTATTGAAATAACAGTATCATCGTCAACCTCAATAGTTGCTGTAAGGTTCTGTGCAAGGATTGCGTTTCTTATCTGTGCATTATCAAGCAAATACTGGAATGTATTGCTGTTCATAAGCACATATCTAGCAATCTTGCCTTGCTTTTGTAACTTCTTTCTTGCATTGTTAAGGTCTGTAAGCGGCTTTGAATTTTCTGTGTCGCTCCACATGCTTGTTCCATCAAGTTTGATGTAATGATCCGTAGTGTATGATCCGTCAGAATCATAATCATAGGAGTACTGAACACCGTCGCTCTTAATAGTGATAACTGGATGTCCATTTACCGTAGAAAGAAGAGCCATTCTCATTCTCTCTGGAACAACCTCTGCGCCACTTACAAGTCTGCTTGTGTCGTCATATACCGCACTAAGAGCACTTGCAAGGTATGGATCATCAGCAGTGTTTGCTCTTTCTATTTCAAGCATTTCTGCCTCGCCTATGGTCATTCCCTCACGGAAAAATGCCATCTGTGTTTTTTCCTTAGAAAGTCCCTCTCTAGCTCTGATTGTTGGAATTGAATCAAAGTTAGATGGTGCAAGAGATACAGGAAGTCCCTTATGTGTTTTTATCCATTGCAGGTCAAGTCCCTGTTTCTTTCTCTCTGGAAACCACTGTAATCCAAGATATGGAATCTGATTACTTGCATTTTCTGTTGCTGACAGCGCAATTGACTTACTGTCAATAACTTCATTTACTAACATATGTTTTACCTCCTGAACTACTCAAATACGATCATTGGCAGAGCTGTTTTGACCGCTGCATCGTATGTTACTCCTGAATGTTTTTCTGCAACTGCTGTGTTAAGATATGCTTTCTTAAGAAGAACTCCCTGTGGTCTATCTTCTGTCACGTCAAATCGAAGTATGCCAACCACTGTTGCTGTGTTATCAACCTTGCCGTCTTTACCGATTGGAGTTCCAGCTTTAACTATCTTTTTGCCATTTACCTTTGTCGTAACATCTTCAAAATCCAAAGTAAGAGGTATGGCCTCGTTTGGCTCTCTCTTTAAAATCTGAACGTCTCCTGCGTATGAAGTCTTTTCATACTGCATATTCATACTTGGCATCTATATTTCCCTCCTTAAATGTAATGTTTCAAAATATCATTTTTTGTATTTTGATTTTCAATAAGACCGGCGGCTATTTTTTCTGCCTCCGTCTTTGTGTCACTTGAATTGCTACCTGTACCACCATTACCCGGCGGTGTTGAGCCGTTGGCTATCTCTTTCTCTTTAGCCTGGGCAGCGGCAGTTTCTTTATCTGCGATAATCTTTCCAAGAGCGTCATAATCCATGGAACCATCATCCTTAACCACTAGCTTTGCCTGTTCAGCGGAAATCTTGAATTTCTCGGCTGCACTTGTTCTCTGACTTGCAATTGCCTGTGTCTTTTCAAGCTCTGCTATCTTCTTCTGAGCATCTTCAAGAGCTTTGGCATTTCTTTCTGACTCAGACATACTCTGCCCCTTTAAATCCTCATACTCTTTTTCGATAGCTTTGAGTCTTTCAAGTTCTGTGTTGTTCTTATTTGCCTTTGCGTTCGCAGATTGAACGTCTTTACCATTTTCAGCCATGACTTTTTCGATCTGCTCATCGGTCAACCCCATTGATACTAAATCTTCTCTCTTCATTGATTACCTCCGTATGTCTACGTTTTTATACGGTGCAACGCCACCGATTGACATTGCCGTTTTCTACGCTCACGGCACTTGCGAAATTTTGTATAAAAAAAGCAACCACAAACGTGATTGCTAATTTTCATTGATTATATTGTTGTATTGCTCTTCTGTTATCAGCCCTTTATCATAGGCTTGCTTGACCATTTCAGCATTCCATATATGATAGACTTGATACCATTTTTTTATTTTTTCATACATAGGCTATTCCTCCGTCAGCAGTGTGTTAGTCATCATTGCCGTATATGTTACTTGTGCGTCTATACGCTCAATATCAGACGGTATTTTGGCTGGCTCATAGCCGTCATACTTCTGAGGATTGTTATTGATGTCTTTAAGGTCAAGACTTTCAACAGGAGCATGAAACTGTGTTCCATCATATTCATAGTATGTATGTGTTTTTGACTGCTTTCCGGGTTCTGCATATTCCTCTGTCTTAACTCTTTCATTAAGACACAAGTACACCCATGCTATTCCTTTGGTATCTATTTTTATAACAACTTCTTGCTGTGGTTCTTCTGCTCTTACTATCATTGCTTACCACCTTTCTTGCTACCTTGAGTAACCCCAGTTCGTCCTGTCAAGCCTGTTTCAACAATTCAAGTAAAAAAGCACGATTTAATTAACTAAAATTGTATATCTTCGGAATATAAATATTTATAGCACATTCGACAGTAACTTTTTTTTCACCACAATTAAAAAGAGAGATATCGAACGCGTTTGGTTTTTCTGATGATTCATTTTGTATTGTTATAAGTCCATTAATATATGTGTTAAATATATTAACAAGTATATGCGCTTGCTTGCTGTTTACATTTCCAAACCGCAACGACCTTTGTGTACCATCTTTTTTAGTGATAAATGCACTATTTTTTATTGTAATGATTGTCCCATCATTGTCAGATGTACGGTTATGAAAACTAATAGCTCTATCGTTTGACTCGAAAACACATCCGTCAAATTCAAAAACTTCAGACGCATTAAACCCACACCCAAAAGCACAATCTATTCCCATAGCAGTTCTCTTTTTATTAAGGTGCACATTTCTATATTTATGTGTGCTTCCTGTAAATTCAGCAATTCCGCTTGTTTCATCATGAATGCAATATCTGCAATTATCAGCGTTTATTGTTATGTTTTCAATTTCAACATTTCCAGAAACATTTAGCGGTGAAAGATATCTTGCACTTGTTGGTGTCATTTGCTCTGGAGTTGGAAGAAAATTGAAAACAACCTCTCCAATTCCTATAATTTTGGTATTTGGAGGTATAATAGTATTATAATTTCTCCACAAATCCTCTGATGATTCTGGAATTGATAACGCATATTCTGAGCCACCTATTTCTTCAAAAATATCATATATTCCACTATCTACATACACAATCTTGCTTGCCACATTTTCCGATAACGATTTAATACACTCTGTAAATGAAGTATAATCCTTGCCAACACCGACATGGTATATTTGTGGCTCATTATGAGGGACATCTACGATTTGTGAATAATCAATCTCGACATCTTTGTTTATCTCTTTTCGTACACTATAAGGTATGTACTCTTCTGGAAGTACATCACTTTCAACTGCCATGTATGTATCAACAGGATATGACGACGTTCTAAACGATATAGCCAAATATTTTAATTCTGTTTTTCGCCTTACTAAATCCGTATTAAATGTTGTTTCTCCAGATTTCCATGCGTACCCCAGATATTCCATATTATTACCAACAGTCAATACAGAATATGATGTGCCACTCACTGTGTATGTTTTTCCACCTTTGACCGGAAGTAAAAAAGCCACATATCCAGTCATACTTGATTTTGTCACCGTTCCATTTACATTTTTGTAGAAAGCGTTTTCTTCCACCGAAAATTTATCGAATTTATTCACGGATTCTGTTTTAGTAAAGAAATCACCTAAGTCTTCCTTTAGTGAATCAACAGCGCTTCCTGTTGCTAATGCATCAGCCGGCTTGCCGGCAACTGAAAGGGTATTATCAGTTATAACCTGAACAGGGTTCTCCTCAAAATGCTGCTCCACAATCTGTCTTATCTGGTCATCGGTGATACCGCCCTTTTTAATTTTCTTATTGAGTAATGCGTATACTTCCTCTGCATTCATGTGCGCACCTCTCTATTCTTGTTTTATCCAACTCTCGCCATCAAACTTATATAAGTCTGTTGTATCTATCATGTAGCACGAACTACCAAATGACACATATGTTGGTAGCTTATCTATATCCTTAGACAAAGCGTTGTATTCTCTGTAATTTCCTTTAGACTCTAATGCGGTAATGCTACCCATATCAGGTACATCATCGCCCGGTTCATACACTTGTCCGTCTTGGACTACTGTATATCTAGTCACCATTGTTATTACCTCCGTTGCCAAGATTATCTACTATTTCTTGTGCTTTTTGTTCTTGCTGCTCTGCGTTATCTATAGTTAGATATATCTTATCCAAGTATTTTTTAGACAGTAAAAATGTCTTTTCTGCGTCCCCCCACAATCCAACAGTCTTGATTGCAACAAGTGGATGTATTCCAGCCTGCAATAGAACAACCAGAGTCTGAGCTTTGGTGTACATATTATCCTGTGGGCTATGGTTTATCTGCACTGAAAAATCTCTAACCGTCAGTTTTAAATCTTGTGCATACAGTCTGATTGCATTAAGCGCAAGTTTTGCAAGTCGTTTTTCCGATGTTGCGACAAGCGGGTCTTTTAACTTTGTTCGTGTCTTACTAAAATCCCAGCCGTTTCTTAACTCGACAGCTCCTTGCGTATCTCCACCTGTGTTACCTTGCTTAGTTGGAATTGCAAGAATTGTCTGAACGTTATCCCACAAATCGTCTTTGGCAACCTGAGTCTGAGATTGATTAAGCTCTTGCGACATAACATCTACATCAGCATTGTTGACACCATTAGTCGATTTAACAACTAGGGCGCCCATTTCTTTCATAGCTTTAAACTTGTCCTTGTCAACGTCGCAATTAACAAACTTAATCCATGACTGCACGAACTGTTCTATGCTATCCATTCTGTTAGATTGCATGTTGTTTATTGCGTCAAGCATATCTATTACAAGCTCTACGTCACTTATTCTTTCGTGATTATTAGGGTACTCAACAATCGGTATATCTCCGTAAGCGTGTAATCTCCAGTCTACAACTGTACTGTTATATATCTTGCACTCATGTGTGGCTGTGTAGCATTGCTTATACCACTTACCATCACTGTCCTTAAGTTCCGTGACGGCAACCATCGGTTCTTCGGTGCTGCTGTTGTATATGATAAAAGTATTAAGTGGACAAGGCGTAACAATCCTGAACGGCACATCGCCGTTTGGATTAAACTGGATAGCTTTAAATGCTGTGCCAGTGGCAGATTGCCATTCGCCAGCCTTTATGTCCTTATCTTGCTTACAAGCGTCTACCATGTAATCATTCAGATCGTCAACCGCATTATTAATTGCATCATCATCTTTACGGCTGATGTACTGTACTGGTTCTCCGTAAGTTTGTCCGACTTTGAATTGCACAATTTCATATGCATGATTTTCTACGATGTAATTGATTACATCATCACGAATTACTTTAGTTCTGTACCTTATCGGTTGGTCGCCTTTGTAATAATTCCATAAATACTTTATAATTGGCTTATTCCAGTTAAATACTCCTATGCACTCACCAACTACATTCACAATATTATCCGATGTAATGGTGTCTACATTGGTATATGCTATTTTTCTACCATAGTGGCCTCTTACAAGGTCTTGCAAATGTAATCTGTTCATGTCAACTCCTACTTCATGAGTTCATTTACTCTCTTTTGAATCTTATCAGGATCATATCCTGCTGCCTTAAGCCTGTCGATACGCTCCTGTCCGTTGCCCCAGCGGCCAGCAATGACCTCATGTGCAACCGCATTGATGATCTTACCCTCTGACATCTGTGACGCCTTGACGAGCTTGTTTACTGCAGCCTGTACCTTGTTGTAGTCATATCCAGCCTTGGTCAGTCTGCTCTTGCGATCAGTACCATTGCCCCACTTGCCAGCAAGTACTTCTCTTGCGATCGTATTGACACTCTTCTTTACCGGCTTAATAGTGGCAATCTTCACAGCCTTAGTAGCCAGCTTGCGCCATGATGCTGCACTTATGTATGCTTTGTTGAGGTCAAGGCTACCGTTATAGCCAGGGAGTTTGCCAACGGATGTGTACTGTCTGAGTAAACAGTTATAAGCTCCCTCGTTCCACGGATGTTTCTGATAACCAGTCTCAACATAGTCTGGGTACTGAGCCACCCACAGGCCATATCCAGCCTTTTTTACGGCGTTCATAGCACTCTTCTGGATGTAGATAAGCGGTTTGATGCCGGTCTTTCGATATACATAGCTACACCATTCCAGACACCACTCAAGATCATTCTTGCCAAACTGAGGGTTATTCTTCGCCTCCCAGTCAAGTACAATGATCGCTTTGCCGATGTACTTCTTGCAGTATGCCAGGAAGTAGTCAGCCTCTTTCTGTGGATCTCCGCCATTTGCATAGTGGTATACTCCCAGAAGTTTTTTTCTACTCAAAACTTTATCACAATGCGCTGCAAAGTATCTGTTCTTATAGCTTGTTCCCTCAGTTGCTTTGACAATGCAAAAATCAAAAGGGACTTTGTTTAAATCTATATTTTCGTCGCCTTGCCAGGCACTAATATCTATTCCGTTCATTATTTGTACCTCCTTTTACATTAAAAAAGCACCAGTAAAGCTACTGGTGCCTCCAAAGGGTTTATGAGGTTTGAAAAAGTATGAGAAAAAACAAAGTGTTTATCAATCAACTTGTTCATGATATATTATACAATATGTTTTATGGGACATTCTAGGACATTTATGGACTACTTATATGTGTTTCCCCATTTTTGCTCAAATTCTTGTAATGCTTTACCATGTCTTCGTATAACCTGTTTGTAGCAATAGTTCATCTCTATTGCCATTTTTTCAAAAGTCTTTTGCTCAACGTATCTTGAGAATAATATCTGATAAGTCATTTCGTCAGACATACTATCTATCTGGGATATAATTATTCGTTTGTTGTCAATGTATCTATCAACAAGCATATCTATTTCATTTTCCATTTGCTCAATTTTGGACACAATCTTGTCCATGGTGTCATAGCTAGGTGATGACTGCACTCTTTCATCATTTTTGACTGCTGATACGCTACAAGCCATAGATCTGTACTGTGCAAGCTCCACTAGCTTATTATTGATAAGTCGGTCATATCTGCCTATTTGTTGCAAGTATTCCTTTGTTTCCACTAATCAATACCTCCTAAATGGATTTAATGTTGCCTCTGCTACTGCTGTATTTTCTGGATTTTCGATAAACATTTCCAACTGAGTGATTCCGTCTGCTGCATCATCATGCTCATTGCCACCAATGCTAACAAACATTGTCAGCTCATCCATGGCAGCTTGATATTCGTCATCTCTGTAATACCTCTTTATTCCAAGTTCTGCATCTTTTTGCATCTGCTCTTGGGTTCTTCTATGTGTGTCCAAAAATATAAATTTACGTTTTACATCGCCGGAATAAGCTATTATCTTTGCTAACTTTTCAACTTTGTTTGGTGCTTTGCGACTTGAGCATGAACATTTATAGCCCTGTTCTTGCAGTTTTTCATCTACATATTGGCAGTAAAGATCGCCACCAACATTACCCTCAAATCTAGTTTGCCTTATTCCATTTTCAATAATTCGGCCTACAACAAGTGGCACTGTAACCTCTTTTGTGCCCTTATTAAACACCCAACCTATGATATACACATCACCGTTGTCATATTCAACGCCAATAGGCATTGATAAGCTATCGCCACCACCCCAGGCTATATCTGTAACACCGATGTACCTACAATCTCCGTCTGGCAAAACTCCGTTAAAATATCTAAGATTCTCTGTTGGAAATAGCAATCCCTCACGGACGTAAGGCTTTTGCATAAACTTAGCCATCCATTCAGCGTTATCCAGCTTGTCTCGCATATCCCTATAGTATTCCGTGGAAAATCCGTTTATTTCATAGTTGAAATTACTTTCGTCATTCTCATTAAGTGCCGGTATTTGCCTGAATCTATATTGAGGGTCTTTTTCATATTGTTTTCTGAGACGTTCCAGTGGGTCTAGGACATTCCAAAGGGTACCAACCATCAATTCTCTTGCACCGTCGTTTTTACGGTCTACCATTTTGTTAAGGTATTCCTGATAGGTATTCTCCATACGTGTAGGCGACAGAGAATGTTCACGATCACGCACAAGGTCATCGACATACAGATATCCGTCCGCTGATACATCAACGGCACCTGTCCATGTGCCATCAATACCTCTACAAGTAATTGTTGCAAATCTGTCCGGATCACCAAGCGTAATCGTAAATTCATCCGTACTTTTATCCGTAACAACTGATTTGTATTTTGGGTGATAATAACCAAACAATTCTCCAAATGTATACTCAGGCGTTGATACAAGATTCATAAGTTCTTTGTAAAATCCCTTAGCAAGTATTCCTGAATGTCCACCCATTGCTGAATGGCTATTTGGTCTACGTAGCATAATCCACGCAAGAAAAAAAATACAAATTGTACTCTTTCCAACACGGGACGGCATAGACAAGCCATAGAACTTGATTTTGCGTTGCTCCAAATCTTCCAAATCTTGTGCAACAACATTTAAGGTTTTTTGCCTAGGCTGGTAAAATCTCTTCTGCCAAGCTCTATTCTTCTCCATGTAAAAAATAAAGCTTTCAAATTTGTCATAAGATTCAAGTTTCAGAATTTGGTAATATTGATTGACAAGCTCTATCTCTGTCTTGTTTGCCTGGGCAAATTTCTCAATTTCCCAAATGTCCATGCCGAATTGTCTCAAACAAAATTGATTTATGATTGCCTTTGACCTTGCCGTGCATTCAAGCATTGTAGTGATATCACCATCATTTTTGGCTAGTTGGCAAGTATCAAGATAGGCATTGATAATTGTTTCGTCTATGTCCCGGACATCTATGTATTTTTCACAATCCTTAATCAAATTCTGTAATTCAGACATAAAAATAGCACCTCGCTAAAAAGCAGAGGTGCTACGGCCTCTGCCTATAATTTTTCTAGGGTAGCGGCTACAATCAATCTGTAGCCGGTAATATATTTATTTGCCAATTCCTACAGTTCCTAAGTATTCAACACTGTCTTTTGAAGTATAGACAATGATTTTATCGTTGCGAACCATATTGGGTTTTTCTGTAACTTCGATTTTGTTCTCATCTTCTGTAAAAATAAATTCAACACTTCCATTGTAGGTTATCAGTTGTCTGTTTATACAAACTGTAATTATCTCATAGTTGTAAGCAGGGGCGCGTGAAACTGTACTTTGGTATCTAGCGTAAATTCCACTTTGTATCTCTTCTATTTCGCATTCGTATTTTTTGGTTTTATTAACCCAATTTAAAAATAATATCAGTGCAACAATGCTAATAACAATAACAATAGTAGGAATAATGATTTTAAAAAATTTTTTCATAAAAATTCCTTTCCACTGATAATCAATAACTAAACATTTACTAATTCATCTGTATACCTTGTCATTTCAATTTGAGTTCCATTATCATCTTTTGTGCAAACAGTCACATATCTACCGGAGATGCTTTTAATATCTCCTATGCGGATTTCTGTTTCATCATCTTTAAATCTGTAACACTCACGCATTTTCTCAATACAGTTATTCATCTCTGATATTTTCATAATATCACTCCTAACAATTTATCTTTATTCCCTCTGTCAATATGGCGGTTTTATCCTCATTCAGAATTGTATTTCCGTTTTCATCCGTTTTATGCCATCGTGCATTAACTTTAATCATTGGACTTTGGTTTGCATGACCAATAAAATGTAACTCCATGTCCGTGCAGTTTACTTTTTTGCCGTCAATAAACACTTGTGCAGTTTCGCCATTGGATCTTATCATAATTTTTTCTTCTGCCGACTCAAATGGTTCACATTTATACATAGATTTCCAACTATCCTCATACCACCTATCCATTTGAGCAATAACACTTTTTGCATAATATGTAGGTTTGCTCATTGTCTTTGTACGGTTGCATAAGACCTCTTGATAGTTTTCAATTATAAATCGACAAACATTGCCATCGTATTCATAATCTCTGTAAAATTGATAAAATGTTTTTAAATTTTTAACAAAATCAATTAGTGTTTTCATTTCTCATAAACCTCTTAAAATCTTTCCTACACTTAGGGCACAAATCATATTTGTGTTCGTTTCTCCATATAGCCATTGGGAGTGTTTGTTTTGCTAAATCTTCTGTCGTGTATATAGTTTTCTTATGTAAAGGTTCTAATTCTTCTGTTTTGAAATGAGCGTATTTCTCATTGTAAAATGTCATTTCTTTTCCGCATCTGTCGCAAGTGTACCATTCTCTTTCATGTTTCATTGAATCTCTCCCATGATTGTGGCAAATACTCCACAGTTCCATCATTTTCTGACTTTTGCCATCCACTATCGCTACTGTAGTTATCACGGCAAATAGCACCTGTGCGTGATACCACAATATAATTGCCGTCTTTTTCAGGATTGCCACTTCTAAAGTGCTCTTCTGTGTATTCTCGTTTACGATTGTCCACCGTCATTATTACTTTCATTGACTTTTCCTTTATCTTCAAAAACAAACAATGTGTCTGGAAATGGTTCTCCGCTAAATAGCATATTGAGGTATTTCAAAAAGGTTGGAATACTCATTCTGGCTATCTGCGCAGCTTTAGCCTGTGTAACTCTGCCAGCCATATATTCTGCTACTGCCTCTGAAAACTTATCCGGATCGCACCTATGTACACCACCAGCCATATTTCACCTCACAACCATACATCTCTCTGTTTTTGTAATGGAACAAGAGGGAATCGAACCCTCGTTACCGCCGTGAAAGGACGATGTCTTGACCACTTGACTATTGTTCCAGTGTGCATTTCCTTAATTTTTCCAAATCAAGGCATTTTTTTTAATTCAAGTAGGACTCTGCCACCAATACTCTATCCGGTTGCTATCCGGCCTCCTTAAGCTTTAAGATTGTTAGTCAAGCCATAGACCCAATGCTCAGAAAGAGCTTAACTTTGGCCAACAAATAGCAGAGATGGGATTCGAACCCATGACCTCTAGCTTATGAGGCTAGCGAGCTGCCAGACTGCTCTACTCCGCGTCATTATACATATGGCATACTATATAGCCGTATGCCGGGGCTTGTGATCATTTACTCTGGGGAGGAGTATTCGACCGCCTATACGGCTACAGTTGGCATTCTGTAGGCTGATTTTCACAAAACACTCACCGGACCTGGTGACGGTCCTTTATTCAGCATTCCGCTAGTGAGTGAAAGGAGCACAAATGAAACAAACATTTGTCCGATCAAGGTAAAAGAATTTGAAAACCTTAACCGCATGAACGATATGGGACTCGAACCCATGGCCCATAGATTAAAAATCTATTGCTCTCCCAACTGAGCTAATCATTCACATTCGCCTTGTATGGTCTCAAGGCTCCCATGGTTAGTCATGGTGGACTGTATAGGTGGAAAGGCTACTTGCGACAACTGCCTATACTCAGTAGCGGGGCTAGTGGGATTTGAACCCACGGATGCAGGAGTCAAAGTCCTGTGCCTTACCACTTGGCGATAACCCTATTTGTATTTCTCCATTTCATTAACACTCATACCGACTATTCCGGCTGATTCATCACTGTCGGTATGCTTAAAGTATTCTCCGCTTTGTGGCCACATATATCTGAACATAGCATAAATTGGCAACATCAAGAAGATATTCCGTATTTCCTGTCTCTTTAAACTTTGCAAGGCATTTTTCAAGGCTGCCTATTGCATCAACGTTGCCTGTGGCAAAATTTCTTCCGGCTCTGCCATACTTATAATGACTTTGAACCACTAAAGCCTTGCGCTTTTCATCAAATTGTAAACTGTAGTCAGTTTTCAGAATATCATCAGTCACACTCATTGTTTTTGCCCTCATAATCCAAACATACATGTCCAGGTTCAACATAATCTGAATAATATTCGCTATTCTGATTGTTACAAACCTTATCACCATCTTCTGTTATGCAGTATTCACAATTGCTGCATTTATCTTTCGCCATAGTGATTACCTCCAAATGTTTAGTTATTCTTGCTGAGATTTATTCCAAACGCCACAGCCTTAATTAAAGCAACTATACCCAACAGTATATATATCCAAACAGGGGCATTAAGTTTTATTGCAATCCAAAGAAAAATGATAAGTTCAATCATATGTCGCCCTCCTGTTTGTGGTTGGCTCTCCAAGTGTCAAATCCTTCCGGATATCTGTTTTCAAGTTTTTCCTTGTTCGTCTGCATAACATCATCAAGGGTAAATCCGCTTGCATCACAGATCATGGCAACATACCACATTACATCGCCGCATTCTTTCTTCAAGTGGTTTATGTCTATGCCTTTTTCGTGAAATACGCCCTTTTTAACAAGATCAGCAACTTCTCCCGATTCGCCTGTAAGGCCTATAACACCATTAAGCAGTTCAGCAACGTCTATTCCATTTGTTATTGAAACAGCATTAAGAAGTCTATCTCTATTCCTGCCATCATTTGTACGCATGGCAGCCATTTGATATTCAATTCCGTTCATTTTGTTCCTTTTGGGGATTTTATAGTTTTGTCTGATGTGATTAAAGAAAATCTATCTGACCGATAGATAACTGTTATGTATGCATTATATACACATTATTTGGATTTTGTCTATATTTTTTTCTGAATTGCGATTATATCGTCTATTGGGACTTTAAACAGTGTTGATAAAATTATCAGATTGTCAACTGTAGGTATTGATTTTCCTTTTTGCCACTTGTATATCGCATTTGGATTTGTAAATCTAAATATGTTTTGTAAATCCTTAACACTTAGTCCTTGTTGTTTTCGATAATATACTATGTTTTGACCTGTTTTACACATGTCTATAACAGGTATATCAATCATATATTCTCACCAACCCTATGTTTATTTGTTTTGTCGTTATGTGTAGATTTATACTTGATATATTTATATGTGGCTGATAAGGCCTTTTTTATTTTAAAAATATTTGGGGGGCTTAGTAGGGGCTCTCCTGGGATCCTGTCACACCCCCACCCCCTCCAGCGTTCTTTTCTAGCACTCATTTTGTCTAAGTGCCAATATTGTTTGAATTGTTCACACAATTTACTATTATGTCGCTTATGCCTTTGTATCTATTCGCAAAACCCACGTTTCACGCACAGTTATGTATTTATTCCGTGTTGTTACCGTCAAAAAGTGGCTTATTTCCTACGTTTTCAGCCTGTCCTAAATTGTTTGAATTGTTCACACAATTTGATATGGTGCAATCAATCTCTATAGCCTCCGCCTGTGATGAATTGTCTGGAAGTTTAGCACAATTTGACTCTAACAATTTGCGCACATCTGAGGCAGTTAAAGCAATTGTGGCGCCTCCGGCAGTAGCTCCGCCGGCATCGTTCCAGCCGTATTCCCTGTTTTGTATTGCAATTAAGCCAACCGCCTGTTTTGTGTCAATTAGCCGATTTGTCAGACAATTCTCACGAAAACCGCGCAATTTTTTGTAAATTCTTGTCCGCGGGTGGCTTGGCTTATCCTTTCCCCACTCCGTTATTGTGTCATTGTCAATGCCTGTCAAGTGGCAATAGTCTATTATTGATGGCACTTTATTGTATAAACCACAAATATATATATAATACTCGCATATATCTAAGCATTTATTATAATCATACATATTAGAATATATAGCACCCTTAGACATATATATATTATTATTATTCAATAATCTATCTGTACCTTTGAACATACGTCTATATATATACATCATAGCACCAGACCACAGATTCTGTGGGCAGTTTGTGAGATCATCAATAGGCGGCTTGTGAATGTCGCAGAACTCTTGTAAGTACATATCTATCTCATTATCAAATATTTCTACCTCCTGACTATTCTCCATGTCTCCGCCTCCTCTCTAGCTATATATTATATATACATATACAACAAAACCGCATAGAATACAATTAAATATACTCTATGCGGTTAATACCTCTTTAGTGTTTAGATATGAATAAAAAACATCAATAAAACATATATCATTGTTTTATTTATTTGTCAACACTGTTTTTTATGGCCAATTCGCGACCCGATCCCACATTTTGTTATATTCATTTATTGCCTCTTGATCTGCCAGATCGAACAATGTTGGATAGTTCCAGCTCCCGTCATTCTGCCGCCCGGCTTTGTGCTGCTCAAGCTGATCTATGCAAACGCTAGCACATATATGCGTATAAGGTCCAAAATCCAACATGCAGCGCGCCCGGTTGTTTTT